CGAGTGAGAGTATAGCACATCGACGTGGGGATGTCAAGTGTCCTATAGTGGTGACAGTTGGTTCTGTTCCCCTTATGTGTATCTCTTATATATAATATATATATTAAAATATATAGAGAAGAAAAGAGGGGGGAACCCAAAAAGACCGACACCCCACCTTCGCATACTCCCACCCACGGAGGAACGCTTTCGCCCCGGTTTCTAACCTTTTTGCTGGCGTTTCTGCGAGTTTTCGCCCTTCTGGCGACGTCCGAAAACGTCCACTGGCGTCCACAGACGTGTGTAGACGTCCACCTGTCTTCACCAGCATGAACCATTTCTATTGGCGTTTTGATATGGGAGACAGCTACAAACACAAATAGCCTGTTAAGGTTTTTACACCCTAACAGGCTATTGAGTTTTATTTCTAGTCTGGAGAGTCTAGAAGACTAGAATCCCCCAAACAACCGTATCTGAAAGAACGTGAATGATTGGCATTGCGAAACCCCAAACGACCGTAAGCAATTCAAACATTTGCTACCTCTTCAGGCCTGTTAATTCAGGCGAAGCCTGAGACGTTTTTTAGACGCCTCAAGCTTTTCTAGTAGCTGAGTGCGAGCGGAGTTACGCTTTCTTCTGGCTTGCTTCGATTCCGGGCTTGATGAGTGCTACTGCGTCTTCGATAGTGACGCCTGTAGCATTGCTGTAGTTCCTCACTACGAGTCTGAACTGGCGTTGCACTTCGTCAGTCCACGTAGGATTGACGTATTCTGCAATCGGGTCAGATGCCGCAGTATATTGCGCGTCGTTGTAGCCGTCGATGAGGAATTGAACAATCACTTTTTCATCGCTTGTCTTCGTGATGTCCATGAAATCCGACAGGCTTGATGGAAGCGTTTCAGGCTTGCTGTCATCGAATGCTTCCCACGAGATAACCTTCGGATTCTTACCTCGCGTCTGACCTACGCGGACGCGCGTTCCTTTGCCAGTCCTAGCCTTGTTCGTTTCCTCTGCCTTGACCGTCATTTCCTTGACGAGTGTTTCGCGGACGTCAGCAACGGATTCAGCAACTTGTGCCATTTTGTCACATCTCTTTCGGTTGTCAATGAGCCGACTGGCTTGGAGACATTCCGCGCCAGTAAGAACAGTCTATCACAGATAGCCGTTCTCGTCAATAGGCAATTTTTACACTGCCTACTCACGAGACAGGCTATCACACCTGTCTCTGAAACCATCACCTGCGACGTCTGTTTAGCCTATCTCTGTCTAGCGTATCCCTGATTAGTTTGGCAGCTTGAAGCAATGGTAGGCCAGTAGCAAGAGAGTAGTTTCTAACTACTAGCCTGAATTGACGTCTCTTCTCTTGATTGCGGAAGCGACCAATTTTGTCAATGACTTTTGTTTCTTTTGACATGTCTAAACCTCAGCGTAGTAATCCATGGGAACAGTCCTAGCCGTTCGCTTGATGGTGCGACGGCTCATCTGACGCTCACATCCTGTTGCGATTCTTACCTCGTCGTAGTATTGCACTCCATACTCGGGCTCTGTCTTCGCGATCGCGGGCTTGGCAAGGATTGAATACCTCGCAGGTATGGTGCCGCAATTCTGACAGGCCAGCCGTCGAACGGAGTTAATGCCGTGGCAGATACCACACTCATATGTCATACTCATGGTCTATCCTCTCTTCTGTCCGCAGTATTGGCAGTTCGCCTTCACTCCGATGTTACCACACTTGCTGCATTTCTTAATTGCCATGAGAGAAGTATAGCACGCGGCAGGTAGTCTGTCAATAGGAAAGATTTACTTATTCAATTGAATGATTCGGTGAATAGAACGCTCTGGCGAGGCGGACTGGAATACACTCCCCCGGCACCCCCACCACTATATTACCACCCACACTGCTCGCGCGGACGGAGGGAATCGGCTTAATCTCATCTTAACCGATACAAACTGCTTAAGTAATATAAGATACTATCAAGAGAGATATAAATAAAAAATGAAAATTATAAAAACTGAAATATACAACAACTGAAATTTTCAGACGGCCACACTCGTAAGTCCTTCTCTCACAACAGGTTAGCGGCTTACGGCTGACTTGACTTGGCATGTTGGCCATGCTATGATGGAGCGTCCGCTTGGCTCACGGAGACATTTGATTCCTTTAGACAGAATCATATGATAGTTCCAGAGAAGGATGCAATCGAACGTTTATCATCACCACTTAATCTAATAAACCGTCTACGTTCTGCAAATAATAACAATCGTAAGAATAGTGCTATGGACTTATTTCAGCCCTCCCGGCAAGGAGAAGTGCAAGAGCAGCACTCAGGGCAACAGCATGGAGGCTTTGTAAACCCATTTGATAAAGTTGCTAACAAGCTAAGCGACAACACTGCATTAATTCCCACCAAGCATCTAAATCCTCCTACTATCAAGAACTCAAGTCCTATCATAGAACATAGTCAAGAACAACAAGCTCCAAACCTAGACACTCTGCTAGATAATGCAGACAGCAGAATCAAACTAGGTATTGCTCATGATACAGCGCTAGATACATTAGTAAGCGCTGTAGGATTATTGAAGACCAAACTAGATGATATGAAGCCAGATAAACTTCCATCCGCTATCATGGCAACATCTAAAGTAGTTGATGCTATACAGAGACAGAGACTTGATCAAGCTAAGAATAAACAAGGTAGAGAAGTTCACTACCACTTCTACACTCCCACCCAGAAGAAGGTTGATGACTATGAAGTAATTGAAGTTGGATGAAGAGGAGAAAAGATGAGTGATGCTCTCATGATAGCATTGATTAGTGGCATACCAGCGATTCTTACATCATTGGCGACTTTGATATTTATTATTAGGGGGAATGGTAAAATTAATGTTCTTGAGAAGACAGTTAATGGTAAGTTCACAGAGATGCTAGATGCAGTTAAGACAAGTTCTGAGGTTAAAGGTAAGGTAGATACGATAGAGAAGATCATTCAACCTTCTGCTCCTACTGCTACAATAATAACGGATAGACGAAAGGAGTGAGATGCCAACCGAAGTTTTCTCAATCGGTCCAGTGTATGCCATAACTGATAACGTAATTCGAGCATTACCAGCTCATGCTACTCGTCTGTTCGTTACGTTCTCAACGGCTACATCAGTAGATATTAGCAATGCATTAGATATGTCTAATCCTACAAATCTATTACCTGCTGCATTCAACACAGGCGGAGTCGATGTCGCAGCAGGGTTTATTCGAGTTAATGGTGGGAATGCAACAGTTCGATTAGGAGCCTACTAGAGAGTAGAAGGAGAGTAGAAGGTGGATTGGTTCAAAGCTCTCAAGATTCTTGGTCCTGCTATATTAATGGTAGTGCCAGGGGCACAAGCATTTATTCCTCTAATCATTGCTGGTATTGAGGTGGCTGAACATAGTGGATTGCCTGGAGCTGATAAGAAGGTGATAGCTAAAGAAGCTGTTCGAATCGGCGCAGCAACGGCGAATCAGATCGCAAAGAAAGAAGTAATCGACGTAGCACAGGCACAGAGGATTGCAGACGATACGATTGATGCAATTGTTAAAGTTACCAATATCGTCTCAGAAGTCAAGAAGAATTAAACTTAATCTTAATATGTCAATTTCAATTAGTAATGGAATTATTGCAGGCGATCCAGGAAATGGTTTATATGATGACTTCGTAAGAGAGAAGAACATTAGAGGCCATGACAAACAAGAGGACGTCTTACAACTCCCAGACGACATCTTCGAAGCCTTATATGGAGGAGCAGCGTATGGCGGCAAGAGCTGGCTCCTTACTTTATTACCAATATTTAGGGGCTTCCAAAAGTATCGAGGATTCAAGGGAATCATCCTACGACGTAAGTTCCCTGATCTTGAAAGAGAGATTATCCGACTATCTAAAGAATACTATCCACAGACCGGTGGCAAGTATAATGAACAGAAGCATAGTTGGGAATGGCCTGATTACGGCACTTATATGGACTTTGGCCATGTTCAGCACAATACTGATATTAGTATGTATGATTCTGCTCAGTATAATTATTGCGCATTCGATGAACTTACTCATTTCGATGCTTATCCCTATCACTACATGGTGGGTAGTCGTGTTCGTCCCGGTGGTGACTTTCATATTGCTTTCGTTCGTAATGGCACTAATCCAGGTGGTCCAGGACAGACGTTCGTCTACAAAAGATTCGTAGAACCATTCCAGGACGGCTATCGAGTTCTTAGAGATAAGGCTACTGGATTAACTCGTATCTTTATTCCTGCTTTAGCAGAGGATAATCCTTATGGAATGGAATATGATCCACTCTATGTTAAGAAACTGGAAATCCTCCGTGAAAGTTCAGAGGCTGATTACAAAGCTAAGCGATGGGGAGATTGGCATGCCTTCAAGGGATCAGTCTTCACAACTTTCAGAGCTATACGATTTCCAGGTGAGCCTAATAACGCGCTGCATGTTATTGAACCATTCGAGATTCCCGAATGGTGGCCAAGGATATTGTCTATTGACTGGGGAAAAACAGCTATGTGCTATGCAATGTGGGGCGCAATTAGCCCCGACAAGAGAGTATATGTTTATAGAGAACGAGGATGGCATGGCCGTGATATTCCCTACTGGGCCTCGGAAATTAAAGAGATACACAGTGAGCATAACGAAACACCAGTCGTCACCGTTCTATGTGGCAGTGCTTGGCAGAATCGCGGCGGGACTGAAATTCATGAGGACTTTACTAAGTATTCATGTCTAACAGCTATTAGCTCTGAGAATACACCTGGTTCTAGAGTAGTAACCTTACAGACTGTTCATGACTTTCTTAGGTGGGAACAGAAAACAATATTAAGGTCTAAAGAGTTATTCTATGATCTTGGTAAAGCTCAAGAAATCTACAGGCGATACGGACCAGACGCTTTAGAAAGGTATCGCGCACAGTTCTTAGACGAACCTTATGAAACAAATCTTCCTATCCTGCAGATATTCAACAACTGCAAGATTCTTATTGATACTATCCCAACGGCTGTATATGATGAGAAGAGAACAGAAGACATTGCTGAATTTGATGGAGATGATCCATTAGATGATTTGCGTTACTTCTGTAAAGTTTGTCGTCGCTTCCTCGCTGGAGAGATTGGAAATATAGAGCAGCAGATGAAAGTTAATCAGATAATTCAGAACTACGAGCAGACACAAGATATGACTATGCTTCATAGACAATTGGAAACTCTTGAACATGGAAATAATATTATCAACATTGCACAACAATTAAGGCCACGAGGTATACTAGCTAGACGGAGACAGACCAGGAGAGTGCATTGAATATCCTCATACGATGGCTATTTGGCAAGCCTTGCACAACTTGTCTAGTTCTGCAAGAAATGCTTGAATATGAAAGAGCTAATAATAGAGAGATGCTTTCTACTCTAACAAGTCTTCTTAAGCCAATTCCAATCATTCAGCAATCATCTACATCTCCTGTCCCAGTAAGCCGTCAGGGTATGTTGTGGAGTAGGAGAAGAATTGAATTAGAGAAGCTAGATAGAGAAAATGCAAGAATTAGAGTTAGTAGTCCTGTGATTGGCAAGTCCGATACAGAGACTAAGCCTGAAATAACTAGAACTATCGATGAATTAGAATCAGAATTGGGAATCTCCGAAGCGACTGAAAGGAGCTGAGAATGCCAGCCGGAACTATCACACTCACAGTCACAGCAGATACTGGTCCTAACCAGCAGATAACTGCACAGGTCATTACTGAAGTTATCAGTATGAATTTTAGATTTAAGGATGGAGCCGTTGACATCTACGCCGATAACCCACCTCGTATGCTGACTGTCCAGTATTCAGACCTAACTGGAGTTACATTCACTCCGGCATCTCGCACTGTTACAATAACAGACGTATAGCCTTAGATAGGGTAGGATGCCAAATCTACCTTCTCATGCTAAAGATGTTTGGCTCTTAAGCAATAGGGTAGAGGAGCTATCAATATATGATGTAACAGTAAAAGGTATTCCTATTGATGGTCTACAAGGGACTGGAGTAAACATTCTTGGTAAAGGATCTATATGTATTGACACAAATACTGGAACACGATATATCAATATGGGAACTAAGGATCTTCCTACTTGGATTAGTTTTACACCAATTCCTACACTAGCTCCTTCTGGCCATGGGATATTTCGGCTAGCTAAGTTTACTTATGATCAGACATTAGATGGAGGTGGGATAGGAACTAGAACTCCAATAAATAAAGTAATCATTCCTAATGGTGCAATAATAACAGGTGGATTCTTTGTTTCATTAACTGATCTAGAATCTAGTGGAGCCGCTACTCTGGCGATAGGACTAATTGGATTAGGAAATAGTATATTAGTTCCAGCTAGAGCATATGGAGATTTTAACAATATACAAAATAATAATATTTTACCTTGGTTCACTTCTAGTGTGATTCGTATAAATAATGGTCCAGCTACAGTTAACTTCACCATAGCTGGTGCTGCCATTACTGCAGGGCAATTAGAATTTCATTTCTTTTACTTTCTAGCTGGAGGAGTCTAAGATGCCAGCGAAGTCTGGAAAGCAATATCGATTCATGCAGATGATGGCTCACAATCCTAGTAAGAAAACAACTAAGGGAGTGGGACCATCTAAAGATGTAGCTGAGGAGTTTATCCATAAGACATCTCCAGAGAAGCGAAGGCTCTTCAGCAAGAAGTAGGAATCATGCCTAAGCTGGATGATGAAATTAAAAGACTGCTTAAGATAGTCGTAGATCATTTTGACTCAGAAGATAGGATTGTCAGAGAAAGACAGCTACGACATTATAGAAGATTAAAGCTTTATTGGAATAACTTTAGTCAGATCTATTGGAGCGAATCGGCTAGAGATTATCGGATTTACGGCGCTGATGATCTAGCTTACGATGGCAATGATCAAGAATACTACGATAGACCAGTCAATGTATTTCGTGCTTTCTTAGAAACAATTATCGCTGCTCTGTCCATTCAAATTCCAGGTATTGTCTGCGTTCCAGATGATGCTGAAAATCCAGATGATCTGAGCACTGCTAAAGCAGGAGATAAGATTGGTGAATTGCTCTACAAACATAACGATATTATGTTCCTCTGGCTACATGCACTATATATACATTGCACTGAAGGAATGGTTGCTTGCTATGTTTATGAGAAGGAAGATAAGACATATGGCACTTATGAGGAGAAGAAATACAAGAACGAAGAAATTGAGTCTTATGTATGTCCTCATTGTGGTGAAAGACTAAAAGATGAAGTATTTCAACAGCAGCTTCAACAACAACAACTTCCACTTGATCAGCTTGGACAGATTCCAGGGCAGCAGCCTAATCAACAAGATCAGATAGTTCCTCCTGGTCCTCCAGACTTTGAAGTCTCTGAAGAGATTAGAGATGGATTTGCTCCTGATGATGATAACATAGATATTAATTCAGAGCTAGATGAACAGGGGCCTCTCTGCACTGCTTGTCTACAGAGTTTAGACCCAGAACTACAAAAGACTAAGCTTACTATTCCTAGATTTGTAGGAATGAATACCAAGCCTAAGAGCAGGATTTGCTTTGATATTAAAGGTGGCTTATATGTTAAGGTTGCGAACTATGCTAATCAGCAGAAGGACACTCCGTATCTAATCTATAGTTATGAGACTCATTACGCCAATGCTTTACATACCTATCCAAGATTACGAGATGATCTTCCCCAAGGAGGATGGGCCAAGAGTGGAGTCAATGACCCATATGAACAATATGCTCGATTGAATCCTCAATATCGCAACGCTTTTCCAGAAGAGCAAGTAACTGTTAAGAATACTTGGCTTCGCCCGGCCTCCTTCGAAATTCTTAACGAAGAGGATTGCGAAAAACTTACTAAGTTGTATCCAGATGGCGCCAAGGTGGTGATGGTTAATGATATATGTGCTGATGCCGAGAATGAATCTTTGGATGATTGTTGGACGCTTACTAGAAATCCTATACACGATTTTCTTAATCACGATCCTATGGGAGAATTGCTTACTAATCTTCAAGATATTACGAATGATTTGATTTCTCTTACTCTACAAACTATTGAACATGGAATAACTCAAACTTGGGCAGACCCGGCTGTTGTTAATTTTGAGGCACAGACTCAGTTAGAAGCTGCTCCTGGTTATATCACTCCTACTAAATTACAGGGTGGCTCTAAGAACATTAGTGAGTCTTTCTTCAGCACTAAGTCTGCTGCATTATCTCCAGAGATATTTCAATTCTATCAGATCGTTCAGCAGTTGGGACAGTTTGTTTCGGCTGCAATGCCAAGTATTTTTGGTGGTAGTCAGGATTCTGGAAGTTCGAGGACTGCATCTGAATATCAAATGAGTAGAACGGCTAGTCTGCAAAGGCTACAAACTACTTGGCGTATGTTTAGTGTGTGGTGGAAGACTATATTTGGTAAAGCTATTCCAGCCTATATGAAGCTGATTAAGAGACAGGGTGATGAGAGGATAGTTGAACGTAAGGATTCCGGTAGCTTCGTTAATACTATTATTCGACGCGCAGAAGTTTCTGGTAAGATTGGCTCTGTTGAAATAGAGCATGGAGATACTATACCTGTTAGTGATGAACAGAAGGCTGATGTTGTTATGAAACTAATGGAACTGAATAATATGGAAATTATGAATGCTCTTACATCTCCTGAGAATCTGCCATTCATTCGTAAAGTTGTAAAGATGCCAGAGTTTAGGCTGCCAGGTGAGGATGATAGGACTAAGCAGCATGAGGAGATTCAACT